TGCTCTGTGCTGAACCGTAAAACTGTAAAACCCATCATTGCTGCGGAGTTGTATTTCTCCATATCCCCTAAATAGCCCTTACCTCTTGTGTGACGGCCTCCGCTCCAGATCCCGCCTTCTACCTCAATCAAAATCTTTGAACCCTTTATTAAAAAATCTGCTCTCCATTTGCGTTCAGGATGGAACTTATATTCCTGTTCAAATCCAATCTTGCATGCTCTTAAATGCGTTGCCAGAACCACTTCACCCACACTTGGTTGTCTGGCAACTTGCTTTGCTGAACGGCGCTTTTTATTTTTCTTTATGGGAAATAACTTGCGGTATTCAGCAATGCTGACTGATGACATCAAGCACCACCTTTGAGCACTTGCTCTATAGCTTTAAGGGTTCGAATCATTGCCATTTGTAGAAATTCATGATTGCCGCGCATGTCTTCTTCAACATACTGCAAAGCATATTGAGTCTCTTTTAATGCCCCATCTAAACGCTTTTGCAGCTCCTCCACTTTCGCTTGTTGTTCTTTTTGAATCTCCCAAGCCCACTTTCCAGATTTACCCTCAAACTCACTCATGGCTGGCTCCTTTTTCTGCATCACACATTTCACATTTATCTATATGCCCCCACCCATCATCTCGAATGAAGCCAAACCCCTTACAAGCCTTACATTTGACTTTCTTTTTCTCACCCACCAAGAAATATCGATCTTTCTGGTTGTAGGTAATATCAATAGAACCTGAGTAATAGCGCCTTAACGCCCCATCAATATGAAATTCGTGTGGACCTACACAAAACATCCACCCCGAATCCCCGCCGCACTTTGTAAACCATGTGAAATATGCTTCTCTCCATTTCACATAACGGCCAGACAGATGAGGAGTCAACAATTCAATTAAACGTGCTCTAAGCATCTCCATGCTTGCTGACATATCTCCATAGTGATATTCAAGATCGTAGCTATACTCGCCTGTGTTATATCTAGTTGGCATGAGATTCACCGCCTCCGTATATTGATTCGTGGTCGCGGATGGCTTGTTCTACTTTATGGATATAGACATCTGCCAAGCCGTTTTCGATTGGAACTGAGACAAGTAAGAATCCATTAAAATCAGCCATCTTCACTTTGTCTTTTGCTATCTTGATGCTGCCAAACAAGTTGATTAGCTCAACCGACTCCACCAGACGCTTAACCACATCACGCTCAAATACACGATCGCCATGGTGAGGCTTGATTTCATCTGTAAAATCAATTTCACCTTCATGAACCACCAAATACTTAGCAGTGTTGACAAATGACATTGATATTCTGAAAGTGTTAGGCCCGAACTCACGAATAAACTGTTCTGGATTCATTGTTGTTCTCCGTCACGTTTAACGATGGCATAGGCATCTAAGAGATCCTGTGTAATAACTATTGGCCTGGAACTCTCAAGCTGAAAAAAGAACACCTTTAGGTACTTGGAACTCCAATCAAACTCCATTTTTGGAGTATCAGTTTGCATAAGTACTAGATCAGCACATTTATCAATGCCCTCTTTTCTTACTTGCCCCCTGCTGTAAAATATCCCCCCAACGACTAATTCCCCCTTCTTATCCATATCTCTTAACACTTCGAATGGCGTTAAACCTTCAATTAAATGCCCTGTTCGCGAAGCGCTATAAACATTAAATAACCCACTCATACCGCCTCCTTGTAACGTTTAGTCATGGCTTCCTGCTTAAGCTGGTCTAGCATTTTCAGCTTTCTTAATTTCTCATAGAGGTTCGCTGCTGCTCTTGTTTCTTTATTGCGAGTGCCGAGGTTGTACGCTCTACGCAGCTTCATCATTGAGGTGTAATCTGCAAATTCGATCATGCTTTCAGCTCCCCTTTAACATTCAGGATGTCTTTTGCGTATTGAGTTGCCTTGTAATGATTTTTCCCAACACGTTCGAAATATTTCCATTCAACAAATTTTTGAAGATTGCTGTAGATGGTTCCTCGATTGAAATCAAACACTGATTCCTTCACGTCTTTGACACTGAAAGGCGCTGATGCATGACAGCCAAACACGAGTAAGCTAAGCTGGTCATCAAAGTTCAATTTCTTTGTTCTATTTAAAGTTTTCATGCAGCCATTCCTTCTTCTCGAATAGTCACAAAACGGCAGATATCTAAGCGGTCCATAACTCGAACTACGCCTTTCTTGCCATGACGATTTTTAGCAACGATTAATTCGGTGACACCTGACGGTAGGTCGTCTTCACCAATGATTGGATTCGCTAGGATGATTTGGTCTGCATCTTGTTCGATCTGACCTGATTCTTTTAGATCTGATGCTTTAGGACGTTTCCCTTTCTCAGACTCACGATTAAGCTGCGCTAATGCTATAACTGGGCAATCAAACTCTTTAGCAAGTGCTTTTAAATCACGGCTAATTGAGCTCACTTCCTGGTAACGGTCTTTCTTACTTGGGTCACGAACCAATTGAAGGTAGTCAATTACGATGCATCCTAGTCTTTTGTATTTGCGCTTAGCTTTACGAGCCCAAGAATGTATTTCTGCAATTGTCGGCTTTTGCTTGTCTTCGATATGGATTGGCAAAGAACTGAACCGTCTTTGAGCATCTGCAAATTGAGCCAACATCCCATCAAATAATTCAGCGTTATGAATGTTGTCATAAGGAATTTTGGTTAATGCTGAGATACAGCGGTTTGTGAATGTCTCTACATCCATTTCGGCAGATACAACCAATACAGGCTCGTTGTATCGCACTGCTGTCTGAATAACTAACATTTGAGCTAGAGTTGATTTACCTGAACCAGGACGACCACCCACGATGCAGAAGTGTCCTTTTTGAATTAATCCAACAAGGTTATCCAGGTGAGTTAAGTTAAACTTTACGCCTGTGTACTGCTTGTTAGCTTTAGCCTCAGCCTTTTGGATTAAACGATCTGTAGCACGGTTCATAGCCTCTTCAAATGTGAAGCTGGTTTTCTCAACATCGTTTGAAGTTTTCTTCCCATCCAGGATGCTTTCTGCTGCAATGTGAACGTCAGGGGTTGTTAAGTCTTTAGCAATCTCAGCAATGCTTTGACCAATATGCTCAACTTCACGGTGTGCCTTGAACTTGTTTAGTTCTGCAACATAAGACTCCAGGTTGTAAAAGCTTGAAGGCGCTTCACTGCTCATTTGAAGCAGGTATTCAGAACCACCCATCAAATGAATTACGTTTTTTTGTTTAAGCTGCTGCTCAACCATAACGAAGTCATAAGGTTTGTTTTCGTTTGCAAGGTCGGCAATCGCCTGGAAGATTTGCTTATGGCGCTCTGGAAAGAAACACTCAACATCAAGATCGTTACTTACAACATCAAATGATTTGTCTACAGTCATCAATGCTGTAAGAACTGCTTGCTCCATAGGGATGTTATGAATATTCGACATTACCAATCCCCCATTTCTGTTTCGAGATTTTCAGGATTGATTGCTTGAGTGTTGTTTTGTTCTGCTTGTTTGAAAAGTTTTTCAACAAGTTTGAAATCACGTTTTACCCACTTCACGAAATTTGAATACATCTGAGTGCTTGTTACTGCACCAGTGATGATTTTGTTTTCGTAGTGTGGGTTGATTTCAAGAAGTAATTCTTCAACTTGAGCTTGATTGATTTTTGGTAAACCTGATCTTTGCATCCAAGAATTCAATTGTTGTAAATCTGGTTTCCAGATATTCAGAACTTCATCAACTGGATTTTCTTGTGTGCTCTCCTCTCTATAAATATTTTTATATAATTCTATTGTGTCTTTAGTTTCTAAAGTGCTGGCGCTTTCGTTAGTAAAGTGCTCGCGCTTTACTTTCTGTAGTGCTTTACTTTCTAAAGTGGTATTGCAGTTTTTAAAGTGCTCGACTAATGACACCTCATTAATTCTGTATTCATTACCCTTTCTTGAATCAGAACTAACAACAGTTACAACGCCTAAATCGGTTAATTCTTTTAGGCCTTTACGAACTGTAGTAGTGCTTAGTTTTTTAGAACCTTCAAGCTTGCCGCCCTGCAATTGAGAGTAACTTACAAAATCAGTAGTTTTGTCTTTAAAACCATTGATGCGGTCTTCCAGTTCAGCATACACATTACGTGCTGCATCACTAAGAAATGGACGCACATCACTACGATAAAGACGACTAGACATCACATAGCCCTTTTCGAACTTGTCTGTCATCTTGTCCCTACCTTTTGAAATTGGAATAATTTCAGCCTGCTTCAATGCACCCATCAAACACCTCTCAATACAAATGCAGCTAAATCAGCTTTCGCTTTAGCCAATGCCATAGAGTTTTCGAGAGTTCGATTAAGCACATAAGCCTCAACCGCTTTTTGAAACAAACTAATCTTCCGATTTAGTTCAATGTCTGCTAATATTGAATAGTTCATATGACTTACCTCGTTTGAACACTAAGCCTGATTTACGAGATCAGGCTTTTTTAATGTCTGCTGTTTCTGAGCGCACGGATAAATCTGAATGCAGCTCATGGTTTTTATCGTTCTCTGTTAAGCCGAAAATCTTTTGTTTAATCTTTGTCTCAGCTTTCAATTGTTGGAGATGAGGCTTGATTAAAGTTTCGTACACATACTCACTTGCACCCTGTCCTGCTCTTAGCATTTCAGCCAATGAAGCCAACTGTTCTTTGTGGTCTGTAGGCATATGGATGGTGATTGACGCATCCTTCTTAGGTTTACGTTTAGTCATGGTTTTTCCTAGGCAGTTAATGCTTGACGGTCAGCCTTTAGCTTTCCATTTGTTAATACTTCAAAGGCAGCTTGCGTTCTTGGTGGTATGCCTTCTCGCTCCCATTTGGTAATACCTGAGCGTGCTTTTTTGATTTTCTTGGCTAGTTGAGAGTTATTTTCTACACCGTAGAACTCCCTCAAATGCTCTACATTCATATTCAAATTCCTGAACATATTAATTCAACTTATTGAACAACATGTTCAAGCATTTGTCAAACTTCTTGTTCATAATTTTGAACATCTGATATAAGGTTTTGAACGATGGATAATTCTGTTTCTGATCGCATTCAATCTCGAATGGCTGAATTAAAGTTATCTCAAGCGGATTTAATGAGGCTCACTGGCGCTGCTAGAGGAACTGTTTCTGGTTGGGTAAATGGAAGTAATAATCCGAGCGCAAAGCACATTGAGGCGCTAGCAACCGCATTAAAAACAACATCCAGATGGATTCTTACTGGAAAAGAAAAACAAAATTTAACCAACTTCAACATGCAAGAATTTATGGATAAGCACGGTCTATCCAAGAAAGATGAATCATCATTTGATGTGAATGATATTCAAAGCGCGTCAGTAGTTGAGTATGGTGGGGATGATGGATTTATCTGGATTGATGTGGTAGAGGCAAGTTTTTCTTGTGGCACAGGAGAATCTATAGAGTTTCACTTTGATGTGATCAATGGAAAACAGCCATTCCCACCTAGTTTTTTTAAACAAAAAAATGTTCATCCTGATTGCATGCGCATCATCAAGGCTAAAGGCGACAGTATGGCGGACAAGATTGATGATGGGGATTTGGTTGGCATTGATATATCCCAAACCGACATTATTGATGGTCAAATTTATGCTGTTTACTTTGAGGGTGAAGGCATGATTAAGCAGATTTTCAAGGAAGAAGGCGGGAAACTGATTCTGCACAGCCTAAATCCTAAATACAGAGATCGTGAAGTCACGGAGCAAAATGGATTGAATTTTAAAGTTATGGGTCGCCAATTTTGGCGTGCAGGTTAAAAAAGGAGAATGGAATTGGATAACGCAAAACTACCAATCAATCAGATTATTGCTCGCATCAATGATGCTGCGAAACATGGTGAAGCTTTGGTGCTAACAGCCGAAGAAGTGAAGATCCTCTCAAAGGACATTGGTGATAAAGTCTTTATTCCAGTCCTTACAAATGAACAAGTAGTGCAGTTGGTAAAAGAAGGAAAGCTTGGGCAGAAAATTAACAACACCAAAGATTAATAAGTTGTGAACCCGACACAGTACTTTAGAGCGATTCGGGAGGAGGAAATAATGAGTAAAACAGTAGTAAAAGACAAAACAGTACACTACAAAAAAGTAGATTTTCTAAAAGGCGCCAATCTAGGTCAATTACTAAAAGCACAATTGCTGGATAAGGATTCTTTTTACTATAAAGCCATAAATCGTCAACAATTTGTCTCCGCAACAAAAGATGATTTTATTCTAATTAATCATGCTAGTTCACACCAAAGCATGTTCTTTGGCGAGTTGATTATTGTTGAGTCAGGCAAAGCTCAGGCTGTATTAAAGATAGACAGTGATGATGCTACTGAATTTCCCATTAAAACCTATTTAACAGATGATCTGCCAGATGATGAAGATGGCGTTGACGCTACAGAGGTTGTAAGAAAAGAGTTTATTGATAGTGTTCTTTACTTTGGTGTTATTGATAACCATGTCGCAATCATTCAATCAAGATCACTTACCGCTAGAACCTTGGAGTCATATTTGGGCTGGCTTTTGGGTGAAGCAGCCAAAGCATTGCCAGAGAATAGTGCATTAATATTAAAAGATGCTCCAAATCCCACTGTTAAGCAAAAGCTTGAATCAACTCCAGCTAAAACTATTTCAATCTCATCTGGCATTGGGTCAACAGAACTTCAACCTGTTCATACTGTCGAATCAAGCATACCTGCGAAAATTGACTATAAAATTGAAGATAATGTGGTTGATGTGCTTAAGTCAGCTTTTGGAGTTGATTTAGAAAATTTAAAACTAGAGGATGGGCTTGATGACGCAAACCTAAAGTTAAAATTAACACTTACATACAACCGCAAAACCTCAAAAAGTGGGCAAAAAGTTATTGATACTGTAGCTTCATCCATGCGACATAATGATGATTATGTTATTACTCTTGAGGATGGGACCAAGGTTACGGCTGATAATCTAAAAATGAGCGGCAAGATTTCAGTTGAAACAATCAATAATAAAGTTTATAACGACGGCCTAAAAGTTCAATTGTATAATTGGATGACTACCAATATAAATTTTGGTGACTAATATGGCTAAACGCTACTTACCCTTCTACAATAATGCTAGATTTATCGCACTAGTGTTAGTCGGTCTGTTTGCTATATTTTCAATAATTTTTAAATATTTAGAGTTAAATATTACAATAAATCTGGTTCAATTTTCATTTGTACTGCTTCTCCCTTTAAGTCAAATTTATTTGGCTTATAAAGGTATGCTCGATGCATTAAAGCTTGATGGTTTAAATCAGTCAGAACGAGATAGGTTGACTTCAACTGTGGACATAAGAAGTAAGTCAT